AATTACCCGTCACGTTGCTTGAATTTGCATCAACATTAACAGTAATTACATTTGTAACGCTATCTCCACCGCCGATTTTGTTGTTTGGAATTATATTGCCACCCTTTGAACCCATTTGTAACAACTCAGGGCCTCTTTCTCCTACAACATAAGCACCACCGGCAGAAACAGGGCCGCCTGCGGCTCTTTTACCAAACAAACCAGAGAAAAAACCACCACCACCACCACTTGGCATCAAAGCCTTACCAATAGCACTAATAGATCTATTGAGAGCAAGTTGTATAATTTGTCTTTTAAGATTATTTAATACATTTTTCATAGCATCACCAAAAGATTTAGCCCCTGTTATAGCATCTGTAAGATTATTAACTAAATCAGTTCTGACAGTTTCACCAATCTGTTTAAATTTTTCTTTAAGACTTTCTGCCGCTGTGCCAACTTCTTTTGTTTTCTTTGCTTGATCTTCTAAACCTTTATTTGCTGTAAGTATATCTGTTATTTTTTGTCTGTTTTGTTCGCCATGTATTGCAACGGCATCATTTATTGCGTGTTGTAGTTCTACCTCTTCTCTATTACCATTAATACTTGCTTCCAATAATTCTTTTGATTTTTCTTGTTTATTAAGAAAGTCGTTAAATTTATTTTTTTTATCATTTATTGCATCCATCTCTTTTTTTGCTTCAGCAACAATTCCCATATGATGTTTTCTTTGAATATCAGTTAAACGTACTGTCTCAGTATTTTGTTTGTTTTGTTCTTTTTTAAGTGCAACAATATTATTTGCTGCCTCTTCAATTTTCTGATCAGATTTTACTGTCTGCAATCTTCCTTCTAACATTTTAAGTTCAAGTTCTGCCTCTTTAAGTTTTCTCTTTAAACCTCGCTTATCTCTTCCTTTAGCTTTCTCATGTTGTCTATGTAATTCTCCAACAGCTTTTGCTTGATCTCTTAATGCTTGTGTAACTTCATCTTCTTGACCTTCGTTCAGTAAATTATTAAATTTCTTTTTTTCACCATTTAATTTAAAAAATGCTGTGGTCAAAAGACCAGCAGCCGTAATTAAAGCTACAAAAGGTATTGCATTCATTGCTATTGCTAAAACACCAGCAACACCACCAGCAGTTGCCATTGCAGCAGTTATTAAACCTATTGCAACAGTTGCACCTTTAATCGCTAAAGCAATTCCTGTAAATAGTGCAGCAGTCTTTCCTATTGGTGAATTAACAAAATCAACAGCAGCCTTTGTTAAAGCAGTCAAACCTTTTACTGCTGGTATAACCGCAGGCACTAGCAAATCACCTACAGCTCTTGATAGGTTTTCAGCCTCATTTGATAAATCTTTAAAAACTTGAGTTGGGTCATTTTCTATTAAAGCTTTTAATGAAGCTGCCCCATCTGTTTCTATAGTTCTCAAAGCCCTTAAAACAACTTCACTTGTTAGTTGTCCTTCAGCAGCTAATTCTTTTAATTTGCCAATAGGTACATCTAATTCCTTTGCAATAGGTTGTAAAAGTGTTGGAATTTGCTCAGATATACTTCTAAATTCATCACCAGCTAATCTTCCTGAACCCAAAGCCTGTGCTAACTGCCTAAATGCGTTAGATGCCTCTATGGTTGATGCCCCAGCTAGTTTTGCTGCTGTATTAAATCCAAAGAAAGTACTCTTAATATCTTCTACACCAACACCCAAAGGAGCTAATCTTGCGGTTATATCTGTAATACCCTCAAGTGCCTCTGTTGCACTTAAACCAAAAGCTTTTTGTGCATCTGTGGCTATTTTTTGTGAGGCAGCAAAGGTTCCGTTTGCTTTTGTAAGTAGACCTAATCTTACATTTAACTTTTCAAAGTTTGTTGAAGTTGATACTGCTTGTTTGGCTAAAGCTGTTAATCCTACACCTACTATTGCTGTTTTTAAAGCTCTAAAAGCTCCTTGTAATTTTGTAGTTTTTGTTTGAACCCCTTGTAATGCCTGTGTAGCCTGTGTAGCATTAACTCTTAAGGTAACTATACTTTCGGCCACTTAAGTTAAACAAAAAATCTATTAATTACATATTACCTGTTTTTAGCTCTTTCATGCATTCTTTTCTCATTTTCATGTTTATTTTCATAATAAGCAGCCCAATACATTAATTCTTCTTGTGTAATTAATTGTCTTAATTCTTTTAATGTCTTTCCTAATTCTGTTGCGAGAAAAAACTCGAAGTTGAGCCAGTTATCTCGCTTTAATCGTTTTTTGCTGTGTCTGTATCAAGTTTTATATCAAATAAAAAAAGTTCTATTTCATTTAATACATTTTCTGGAAGTTCCCTTTGTAGGTTTGGTGCATCAGCAATACTAAAAGCTTTTGTACCATCTTCAAGCTCTGCCATTTGACAAAGTAATTGTGTTGAAACAATTAATGCTTCATCTGTGCCAGTAGCACTTTGGGCTTTTTGTCTATCGTATCTAGTTAAAGGTTTAAAATATAAATCTACAATCTTTTCCCCTTTAGCATTTTTAAATTCATACTTTCTTCTAGTTGACATTTCATCACCATATGATGAAGTCAACAGGTCAATTGTTCTTTTTGCTGGCATAAGATATAAAAAGTCTTAACCTAATTTACTATATAGCTGAAGTTATGGTACCACTTGTCTGAAAACTGATGTTTATAATCTGAACTTCTCCAAGGGTTGCTCCGTATTCAGCAGAAGTAATAATTCCAGCAAAACTGATTTTCTTTGCTGATTCGCCAGAATCAGGGAATAATTCAAATAGTGCATCAGCATTATCACCTGTGGTTAAAACATCATCAATAAATGTTGTATAACCTGCTCCAGTTTCACTAGGAGCATATAAAAGTTCTGCTGAACCTTCACCACTAATTAAGCCACCGATATTTGTTTTAAAAGTGTCTCCTTGTTTTGTGGTCTCCATAGTGTCTTTAGAGATAGACAAAGACCAAGACCTTGTTTGTCCAACGTCAGCTTCAGTTCCGCCAGCGTTTTCAAACATGATTTTCCCTACATCACCCTTAATAGCCATAACAAAAGAAAGTATTTATTTTATATTAACCTTTTTTAGGTTTTTTTACATCTTTTTTTAAATTTTCTTGCTTTTCCATATAACGCCTGCAACGACCATCCCAATAAGCAGGGTCACGCCTACCTTTTACTGCCTCTATAGCATCTAACATTTGTTCAGTAATTTCCATTTAAAGATCCTCGTATATTTCAAAAGTAATTCTAATTTGTGTTTGAAACTTACCTTCTGGACTAGATGCTAAAACTTCTGGTCCTACTGGCGAATCAAAAATTACATTTGAAACTGTAATTCTATTGTATAAGTCTCTTAGTCTTTTGCCAATTACAAAATTAGGTCCACTGCCGAGACCCTCTTCAGTAAATATGTTAAGAACAATTAATCCAACAACACTATTTGTAGAATTTGACGTGCCTCCCATAGTTAAATAACTTCCTGAGCCAAAACTTGTCAAACATTGAACAAATGTATCTTTGGCAGTGGCATCAAAAGGCATATTATTTAAAACAACATCTATGGGTGGTGCATCATTTAATTCTGTGATAAGCCTCTCTTCTATTGTTTCACGAACAGTGTTTAAATCAGTTGCGGCCATTAAATACCTCTTTTAATTCTTTCATACTCTCTTCTGGCATATTGTTCAAGCTCTTTTCCTATAAGCTCTGGAAACCCAGCAACAGTTTTTTGTCTTGTCCTATATGTTCCTCCCCATGATGGTGGCAAGTTTAAACCAAAGCATACAGGCTCTGCATAAACAACGTTATTGGTAACTGTGCCTACAAGTGGCTTTATATCTGTCTGCCAAGCTGCTCTCAATCTCCCTGTATCAACAGGGGTTGCATTTTTTACCCTAACTGTCCATTGCAAAGTAGTTGCAGCAACTAAATCCTCTACTGCCTCTCTCATTACATCGTCTATTTGATCTAACCTTATTTGTCTAGCCATAATTACCTCAAGACAAGCTCAAAACTTACAGGAATGTTGTTTTGCTCATTTGTAATAACCTGTATTATTTGAAATTTAATATTATTAATGATCACAAGATCTTTAGTTGTTGGTGTAAATGTTAGATCTCCAGCCGATATTGTTAACCTTTTATTTTGAGACTCTATTAAATTATTTGCTTGATTTCTTGAAACATTATCTAAAACTCCTTTAATAGTTGTAGTGCTTTCATTTTTAAAAAAAGTTCCTGATTTAGAATCATAAGTTCCATTAGTAAATCTTTTGATTGTGACATCACCACCTAATTTTTTTAGTGAGGCACTAGCAGCTTTTTTTAATGCATTGGCAAGACTCATAATGAATAAGCTATGACTTGTCCACTTGCAAGAGTAATACTCGTTATAACTCCGCAGACTTCTGATGATGCTTTCATCGTGATTCCATTAATCGTTGCAGAACCGTTCTCTGTGATATTTTCAGCAACAAAAGTTGCCTCGGCATCTGTTAAACAATGCACCTTACCAAACCTGCCTGTATGAGCGTTTGTATCTGTAATGATGATTGCTGCTGGATATTCGTAACCGTAACCCATTTTCATGACCTCTTGATTGATAAGTTTGCTCTTCCACCTATTCTAATCCCCATAAGATAGTGGTCAACAATTGGTGGAATACGATCAATGCCCACTGCTCCATAAAATCTAGGAGTTACATTTATATTACCAATATTAACAGTTTGAAAATCCTCCAAACCACTTAGTTCTAGCCCGTTCCTGTTGTTATTTAAATATACAGCCAAAATAACCTGTGCGTTTTTTACACGATCTGGGATTTCAGTATCTGTGTAATAATCAGCAACTAATCTATTTGGAAAAGATAACCCATAGAGATTTGTATAAGTGTCTGGTTTGCGAACACCCGATCTTGGCCACTCAAGAGCCTGAGTATCACTTACACGAGCTCCAAGGAACTTTTCTCGATCAATTCTTTGTGCAGCCGTAAACAATGCACGATTTTTATTATCGTTGCTTGAACCATCCCATGCAGCAGCT